CACAAGGAACTGCTTGACTACGTCACAAGTATAGATCATTGGAAAGTTCAGCCTTGGGGAGTAAAAGTGCTGCCACCACAAGAAATGCCAAAAGAAATTGGTAAAATGTTAGATAAGGTTTTTATGCTTGCTTATAAAAAGTGTATAGAACTTTATGATGTAAAACTTTATCCTTTTGAAAATGGAAAAATACCTTTAGTTAAGTTTGAAAAAAATTATAAAATGAACGAGCATGCAGATACAACAGGAGACTTTGCAGCAATATACTACATAAATGATGACTACGATGGAGGAGAAATCAATTTTATGGATCATAATCTAAAGATTAAGCCAAAGTCTAACAGTTTTGTTACATTCCCTAGCAATGCAGACTATTGGCATGAAGTGCTTGAAAATACTGGAAAAGAAAGGTATTCTGCTACTCACTGGTTTAAGTATCACGGATCTAGTATACAAAGGCCACCGTTAGGCCTGACTAGGTGATAAACCTATCATGAACTTTTATTTAATCAATCCATCTTTTGAATTGTTTACAGAAATGGAAGATTCTGGTGTTACTGGAAACCTTCTTACATACCACTCAAACGAGTCTGATTATTTTGTAAAGGTAGCAAGAGACATTGATATTCATAAAAAAATTAAATATATGGTTGCTATTAGACCATACGTTTTGTCACCAGAGTATTTGGTTAGAATAAATAAATCTTTTAAAGAAATATCTAAAGAAAATAGATTACAGATAAATTTAGTCTCTGGCGTTTCTGAAGAATACGAAATGGGTAGAACATTGGGCACAATCACTAACAAATCAACAACAAAAGAAAGATCTGATTATCTTATAGAATACATTAATTTGTTGAATCAACTGCCACAAGAAGAAAAACCAGACTACTATGTATCCGTAACTAATAATTTTACTTTTGAAGCGGCATCAAAGCATAATGATAAGATAATTCTTCCATATTATAAATACATACATGAAAAATATGATTTAACACATAGCAAGGTTATGATTTATTTGGCCCCTATTATGAGAAAAACACGAGAAGAGTTAGATAATTTAACTGGATATGACTTAAAGGGAATAGACGAAGATGTTAGGTATACCTATGAAGAAATGACTAACCTAGTAAATAAACTTGAAGATCAGGGCATTAAAGAAATGATGTTATCTTGCTGGAATTCAGAAGACATTAAAATAAATTTAGACTTTATCAAACAATACAACTACAAGAAAGAAAAGGAATAATGAAAGATATCATCTTATCAATACTAACAGGTTTTGGGTGTGGCGTCGTGTTTGCTGCATTCAAATTGCCAGTACCAGCACCACCAGTTTTTGCGGGAGTCGCAGGAATTATTGGTCTATGGATTGGTTTTACAGTACTAACAAAAATAATATCCTAGGAGGAAAATTATGAATACAACACAACTAAAGGCAATGCTTGCATCGTATGGACGATCAGTCCTTGGTGCTGCGATTGCACTTTACGCTTCAGGCGTGACAGATCCAAAGACACTTGCTTATTCATTGCTTGGAGCCATCGTGCCCGTTGCAATTAGAGCAGTAAACCCTAATGATTCAGCATTTGGCAAGTTGCCATCTGCAGAAGAGGTAGATAAGGCAGTTAAGACTGCTAAAGTAGTCAAGAAGGCTGTTAAGAAGGCTCCTGCAAAGAAGTCATCAGGTGGCGGAAAGACTCATCAAGTAAAGTAATTTGCTATAGACTGGCAGGCTTATTATTTGATAGGCCTGCTTTTCTATGCCACTATACTTTATTATGAATTTCTTTTTATATATATATCATGCAATCCAAGATCATGTAGCACTATAGCATCAACAGACCAGTTCATATTAAAATATAAAAACTCATTTACGCTTTGATACACTCCAACATGTCCTTCATACATAATACTGTCATAGTTTACATAAGAGGTTAGACCTATGACACCACCAATATTAGTTAATTTGGAAGAATCTGATAAAAGTTTTCTTATCATAAGTCTTTCTCTTCCTATATCTAAAAGAATGAGATCATATTTTTTATTTAAAGTGGGCAAAATATCTGTTGCATCTCCCTTTATGGTATTTATGTCAGGGCGATAAGAAAATTTATTTTTTATATATTGCTCATGCGTAATTGATATATCCTCTGGGGCCTCTCCACCTGGATGTCTAACCCCATTAGCATTATCGTAGAAGTCTACAAGGTCTGCACTTAAAGCATCTGTACCAGTTATAAAAGTCTCAGCAGACCATCCCCAACCAACCCCTATCTCTAAGTATGCTATGCCTTTATTTAAAGTTTTTGCGTACTCATGTTTTGAATTAAATATTCTTGCATTCTCTAGTTGTCTTTGAGGTATACCTCTGGCCACTTCAATTTCGTGCTTTTCATATATTTTTTCTTCATCATAGCCAAGTGGGTCCATTATTTCTTTCCCAGTAGACCATTTTCTATTTATCATACCTACAAGTATATCACCTAAAAAGTACAGTATAATAGACACTATTCCGCTTGAGACTTTAAAAGGTTTTACAACGGATGCTCCTTTGACGGGAGAGTTAGCAGAAGTCGAATCTTCGTGGCTAATAGACCTGAGCAGTCGTCTATAAACTGCTCATTTTATATGCTATAATTTAAGTATGACCACAATCACAAAAAATGACATAATGTCAGCAATACAAGAAAAAAAGATTCATCTATCAAGAAATTTTATGCCAAAGAATCTTTCCTGGTCAGACATATCAGACATATATGACTTAGACAAAAAAGTAATATACATCTCTTGGGCATCCTTTCAGGCACAAGAAAAAGAAATTATTTTTGGTTATTACAAGCATGTATTAGACAGTATTAGTGAAGTTTATAAAGGATACCCTCTTTTTGGAATGGTCATAGTACATCTTATAAGTAGAAACAACAATACTTTAAGTGATCCAGATTTTTTAAGTTTGTCTGATAAGTTTTTTAAAAATAATCCTGAAAAAATTCCAGAATATATAACTATCAGAGACCATGGACTAGATGGAGATTCCTGGGAATCTACAGTGCATTTTGACAAAGAGAACAGAGTTTATGTTCAAGGTGGAGGACAAACCATGTGGAAATTTTTTGATGATTTAAAGAATTTAACTGATGCAATTATACTAAACCCAGGGGATTTAATATTTATACCAAAGGGGCTGTTCCACAGTGTTGAGTCTTTAGGCGCAAGACACTCCTTAAGCCTAGCATATTCTGATGAACCTGTGATATAATATTTATACCTGCCCAAATGGGGGGTAAATTAACTTATTCGCTTGAAAGGGGAATAACATGGTAGTAACACACGCTATGGATCTATTTAATGATCCTTTTTTTATTGGCTTTAACAGAGAGTTAAGTCGCCTAAACACTGCACATAAAACAAACTCACAGTCATATCCTCCGTATGATCTTCTGAAACTAGATGAAGATACATATCAGATCTCGCTGGCTATTGCTGGTTTTTCAAAGGAAGATATTGATGTATCTGTAGATAACGGAACACTAATTATCAAGGGTGAGATTGTAGAAGTAACAGATGCACAGGTAGTCCATAAAGGCATCGCAGGAAGAAAGTTCATAAGATCTTTTGCACTGGGAGAATATATGGAAGTAACTTCTGCAGAACTTAAGGATGGCATGCTACATGTTCATGTAGTACGCATTGTTCCTGAAGAAAAGAAGCCTAAGACAATCAAAATCAAGTAGTACAATATAAATGTCCCCACACAGGACCTTAGTGATGGATTAGTTACCCATTGGATAGAGACCGTGGCGCAAGTCAGGTGAATTGCCTGTGTGGGGCTTTAATATTTTCACGGTATAATTATAACAATGACTGACAAAGAGTTGGACCATTATAATAAGCAGCAGTATAAGAAGATGCTTGCTAAGATAAAAGAGGATTCTGGCTGTGCTGATTGTGGTGTTGGTAACCATATAATCCTAGACTTTGATCATATACGAGACAAGAAATATAATGTATCAAGAATGATCCATGATGGTTTTTCATGGAGGGCTATAAAGAAAGAGATTGAAAAGTGTGAAGTGGTTTGTGCTAACTGTCACAGGATCAGGACTTACAACAGGCTTAACGGTATGATATAATTATAGTATGACAAACTGCCCAAAATGCTCTTCTTCAGCAATCGATTCAGAAGTTGCTATGGCTATGTATGACTCATCAATTGGTAAGGCATACGAAGACTGTGGTTGTCCAACTTGTAAAGAACTAAACGTAACCTGTGAAGAGTGTCCAGATTGCCAGGCTGAAACAGTTGCTAAATCAGATAGTTGGATTGACTCTCCATTTAGAATGGTAAAGTAATGCCAAAGAAAAAAGCATCAGCATTTAACCCAGTTCAGATTAAAGATGGCTGGATTGTAAGACTATACAAAGATGGTCGTATTAAATCTAAGATCGCACCATACGAACCAAAGCATCCTACAAAGTAGAGTACCCCTGGCAGGAATCGAACCTGCGACGCTTGGCTTAGAAGTCCAACGTTCTGTCCACTGAACTACAGAGGTATGGAGCGGATGATCAGAATCGAACTGACCCCTTCTGCTTGGAAGGCAGAGGCACTACCAATATGCAACATCCGCATAGTACACCAGGTAGGACTTGAACCTACGATAGCCGAATTATGAGTTCGGTGCCTTAACCAACTTGGCTACTGGTGCTAGTCTTTATTTAATTAGTAGTCCAAAGAATGTCCCAAGCAAGAAACATAAAATTCCAATAGTAGTATGATAGTATGTCTTCATGTGTTGTTTAATAATGTAACGCTTTATTTCTTTTGATATTTTATTTACTTCTTCTTGATCTACCACGAATTTCTCCAGTTCTAGTTAGGGACTGAGCGTAATGATCCAAGAACAATTTCTTCTCTGATCCTGTTTTGTTGCTGTTCAAACTTTGACAGGTATGGTTTGGCCTGTATTCTTTTCTTATTCTTGACTGCTCTTTTAATCTTGTGCTGAGATACCTTATTGTTAGATTTTTTCAATTAGATCACTGGCTTTCTGCTACTTTGTCACAAGGACAAATTATTGATTCGGGTAGTTCGTGAACCTTTGTTACGATAGTAATCATGGTTTCACATTCAACGCACTTATAAATTTTCTTAACTCTTTTGCTCATAAACTAATCATACCATATTGAAATGTGTGTGTCAAGATTTGTTTCCATCCCATGTTCCAATTTTTGTTGTAAGGATTCCATGATCTTCCCACAATTTAATTACATTTGGATTGTCATCTACGGCATGCACAACTTCCCAGAGTACATTAATCTTATCAAGCATATCTTTCTTTGCTTCGTAGTCTGGTCTGCTATCATCATCTGCCCTCATAAACAAGGCATGAGACCTTATATTATTTTTTGCAAGCCACATAGATGTTAGTCCCCGATATTTTTCTTTACGTGATGTAACAATTAAGATTGCATGTCGATCAGAAACAGCATTATTTAACATTTGAACAACTTCTATGTTTGGCAGGGCATCTATAGAAGCCTCATGAAAGGCGTTGTAGTCCCTATTAGAGCCACGAACATGGTGTAGATATGGATCTACATTAGCAAGGGTTCCATCCACATCAAATATGTATGCAGAAGGCTTCAATCTAGTCTTGACTAACTTTGTATGTCATAATAAAATAACATGATACATACCCAGCAATAAATGCTGGCACTAAAAAAAATAAACTAATCATTCAAAATCCACCTGTCTCTCAAACCACTGAGTCATATAGTTATCTAATCCCCTTGCAATTTTTGCTGCCTCTATACGCATACCCAAAGCATTTGTAACAGACGGCTCAATAGGTATAGCCTCTATAGCCCTTGCAATTTCTTCTCGTAATATCATATCATCTATACTCATTTTTTATCCTTATCTTTATCCCAATATGCCTTACCAAAAGCGTCATAGTCATCCCAGCCTTCATCTGACATATCCATTCTCATTTGATCTAAATCCTTTTTCCACATATCCATATCAATTGTATAGTATGTGCCCCACCATTCGTAAGGTTTGTTAAGCAGTACCCACATTTTTGCATGGTATTTATAACGAAACCCTAAGTCACTATCTAATTCCTCATCTAAGTTAATAGCCTTAACAAGGTGATTGCCTGCAAACTCTCCAGAAATATTACCAATCCATCGTAATGGAAGTATCCTAGTTCTCTGTGTTTTTGTCGAATGATTTATCATCTTTTTCCCATACTCTCTTTCCATCCTTATACACTGGCCAATAGCCCAGGGCTCTCCAGTCCATCTTCGTAATCTTAGGCTCTTTTGGCACACCACACCACATTATCACTCATGGTCTGATGTGTATTCCAAAATAAAGGGTCTTTCTTCTGCATTTCACACTTTAAACATTGATCAGACTTCATTCTTCTTGTCTCCAGTGTAAGTAAGATTTAATGTATACGGCTGCATATGCCAGGGCACTAAAAATAAAACCATATTGATCAGTATAAATAGCATAGGCTATCCAAAGGCATTCATTGAATAGGAGCACAAACCATCCCCAAATAGTCTTACGGCCAACAAAGAAGATGCCTGTAACTCCAATGACAGCAAGTACCCATGAGGCGTAGTCTTGCATAAATTGATTCATATATTTATTATACCTTAGTGTGTTGGTTTTGTCAAATTGGCTAAATAATAATCTTTTTCTCTAAAATTCTGTTGTAATAAAAATAACATGAATCAAAATTAAATTTATCTAATAGATTTTTGTCATAGGATGATAAGGTTTTGCTTGACGGAAGGTAATGTTCAGAATATTTCATTGGATATGTAGCGAAAAGAACATAATCTTCTGAGTCTATGGCTAAAAGACTTAGAATTTTTTTAGTTACAGCCTCTGGATTTGATATAAGATCATTAAAATCAATTATATAGTCTGCATGTTCATACAAAAAGTTATGCATAAGTATATATTCTGTAAGAAGTTGATTAACCCTTGTATCCGTAGCAAACAAAGGCCTAGGACCTGCGTTGCTTTGTTCATAGGCACTATAGGATGTAATGCTGTCTACTGGGTCTCTAACTATTGTAATCAACTTTCTTTTCTTATTGTTGTTTTTATCAAACAATAAATTTAGAGTGTGAGATTTTTCAATGTGAATCCCTACTTCTTTATAAATAAGTTCGTCAAAATAGTGAGAACCACTTCTTGGGAATGTTACTAAGTATGGTAGATGATCTTTCATTCTGTAGGACTTTCTTGATTACGCAAATTATAGAAAAACTCTGACACATGGTATTGAAAATGAATTCCTGGGTGAGCCATCTGAGTTTGTTTTTCATAGTTTATAACCGAATAGTCCGATCCTTTTGACCAACACAAATGATCTTTAAATTTATGAGTGTGGTCTAAGACGCAATTTTCTTTCATGAACCGATTAAGTTGATCTCCTGAACCTTTTGGATAAAAAGAAACAAAATTTTTTAATTTAAAGTCTTCAAGCATTGACAGTTCTTGCATAATCATAGAACTTGCCCTGTCCCAAGTTGTCCAGTATAGTTTTATATTGTTTGTTAAACAAAATGATTCTAAAATATAAATATAGTCTATAGCATTTAATATTAATTGATGTGGAGAAGTTGCGTCTTCTATATTTTGTTTGTTTTCTGTTTCCATAAAGATCATATTGTCAGTTGTTCTAATTTTAGGATTGCAGAATATTAATTGTAGATGATCTTCTGTGCCAACATTTTTTCTTTTTACGCCTGACTTATAAAACTCTTTGTCTACTACAACCATACTTCTAAGAAAATCTGGCATTAGACAAAAAATTTCTTTTGGCATTTTATTGTTCATGCAGTAACTGATAATATGTTTACAGATAGTTGCTGCAGTTGCTCCAGGATTTCCTAGGTTCATTATGCTCTTATTCATCCGATCACTTAGAATATTCGTCCATCTACCCTCTTCTGGAATTCCAATACCAAAGGTAATAGAGCAGCCAGAGGCTAGAACATCGGCATCAAGATCTACTTCTCCACGCATACCAAGTCTATTAATCTCGTACGTGTTAATTTCATCTACAGTAGGTAAAAAAGACTCCCCACTATATTTATTTATAATAGCATCTGTTGCATATGGGTAATGGTAGCCAAACTCAAGAGTATTTGTAAAGTATTTTTTTAAATACCAGGGATCATTTTGGTCTGCTTTATAAAAAGGCAAAATATCTCTTGTTAGTTCCATTGCAAACTCTCTTTATTTACTTTAGATAAAAGATTGTGGTATTCATTATAGCAGTTTGCCATATCTTCTATTTTAAAATATTCTTCATTATATTCTTTAACTGTTTTACTAGAGACTAAATATTCAATATCTTCTTTATCGCCGTGCATCTTATGGTTTGATGGGTTTTTTACAAAACCAAGTAAATCACATATCATTTTTGTTGTTTCTTCAGGGAAATTAATTAGATCGTTGTAGTCAATAACTAGGTTAGCATTGTTATATAAATATTTATACAGATCAACATAATACTCTATATAATCATTTTCTTTGTATGTTTTTGGATTGTAGTGCTTATTCATTGCTACATGAGACTGAATGCTGTCAAAAGGATCTCTTGCAATAGTTATAATAAATCTGTTTTCAGTAACTGGATAGTGGCTAAATGTTATTTTTTGAGAAGAGTGTGCCAGTATAAGGCTTTGAAGATAGTGTGTTCCAGATCTTGGATAGGCAATTATCTTGGGTGGGTTCATACTACGATACAAGCCCCATAGACAAATGAATTAAGCACACATCTGCAACTATATATTCAGAGTGATCCACTACCACGTCATAATGAGTAGCGTCATTTTCACAAAAGAAACATTTAGACTTTTTCATAGAACTATTATATCATTATACAAAATCAAACCATATTGGCATGATGTATCTTGAGCCATTTGCTGGCCCAACATGATACCAGTAGTGAGGATTTCCAGGGTATAGAATCAAATCACCAGCCTTTGGCTTAAGCGATAAGCCTTGATTGAAGAACGACAAGCCACCACCATCATAGTCATCATTTAGATAGACCCAGCCTGCTAAATGATTTGAGTCTTTGTGACCCATGTCATCTATTGGAATAGTCTGACTATTGTTATGAACCCATTGAGCAAAACGAGAATTCCTTGGCTTTAGTTTTACACCAAATTCTTTTTCTAAAATAGCCTGAATACCAGGTATATATTTTTCTGAATAAGTGAGTGAGTCATAATATAGCAAAGATATTGTAGGATTTCCAGAACTGTCTGGTTGCAAAGGACGGTTATTACTCGTCTCCGTGCTATTTATAAGTCCTACAATATGATCACATTCTTCTTTACTTAAGTAATTATTAAATACTTTTATATTACTAGGATCACTTCCAATATTATTAAAGTTTTGCACTGTTAGGTCAGAGTATCCAATGACATTTCCTTCAGGCACTACGATATCATTAAAGTTTTTTACTAGTTCCAGTAATCCGCTAATATCTTCTTGATCAGTATGAATCATAAAGTCATAAACTCCAAACTGCTCAGATAGATTTCTTATTTGTGCAACAACATCAATCATTGAGCCTTTTATTAAATGATGCTGTTGCCTAACTGGTGCATTTTTATCATACTTGACATGCTTTTCATCGTCTGGATGATTCATAATAAGTGGGTCAATAATAACTATTGGCTTTACCTTATCTAGATCAATCTTTTTAAACTGATCTCTAAACAATAAATTATCATCGACATATATATATTCACAATGTTTGTTTGCTATTCCAATCGTTGTGTCTGATGAGCCAACAACTGCCATATGAGTCTTGTGCTGATGGGCTTCCATTAAAGCCATCATCTTATCCATCCAAACTGCAGAAATACCTACTCTTTTTTCAAGGGTATCTATCAGTGATGGGTCATGCATGTAATGATCTATAACTATTTTTTCAGAATGACCATTACCTTCGTCTCCCCATCTTCCAGCAACAAGGTTTACCCCAATTCTGCCAGGGGCAAATTTATTTAATGTGTCAACAATTTTAGCAGCATAATCAGGGCTTGTTCCGTATGCTGGCAGTGCAATTGTCATTATTAGTTGGTTTGTTTTTTGTAATGCTTCTTGTATAACCAAAGAAAAGTCAATTCCTCCTGGACCATAAGGAAGCAAAACAGATTTTACATTAGCACCATCTAGTTCTTGTGCCATGCCAAGAATTCCTTTAAGGTCTAGGTTTTCAATACTGTCATTTATCTGCCAGTGTCTTCTCCACATCCAGTGAAATGTTATAGGCTTTTTTTGGTTATCCATTTTTTATTACTCTTCCTTTTGTTTTAAACCAAGATCCTATCTTAGCCTTTGCTACTTTACTTCTTAAAAGTTCTCCAAATGTTTCATGAGATATTTCTGAACCAAGATACTCTTGACCAGTTTCAAGATCGATCAACTTCCATTTTGCAGGAGCCCTTGTATGTAGTATTAAGTCTATTGGATAATCGTAATCATCTACTTCAGACCCATCTAGTAGTTTTCTTTTTTTTGTGCTATCCATCAATCTTCTACTATCGTAAACCAAATTGGCAGTGTGTATCTATCGCCAGACAAAATTTTTGTAACCTCATGAGCGTAGTGCAAATTTCCAGGGAATACAACTAAATCACCAGTCTTTGGCTTAATAGAAAGATTATGTGTTTCAAATTTAATCTCTCCACCCTCATAGTTATCATTTAAATAAATAATAATTGGCAAATGATTTTCTGTTACATAGCCAAGATCATCCACATGAACATTTAAGTAAGATCCAGTCTCCCAGTGAACAACACCCAAGAAGTCTTCTTTTTCTACTATATTGATATCCTCTAGACTATATGCTTTTATTATTTCATTTTTAACTCTGCTTATAATGTTGTAAATATCAGGCAGACCATCATACTTATGCATGTAAGTTAATGGCTCTCCGTTAGGACCCTTTTGAGAAACAAAACGATGAGAGGCTCTCTCGTCTAATCCTTCCATCAAATAAGATATTTCTTCTTTTGTTAAAAAATTAGGAATAGTTATAATGTTTTCTGCAGAGTTTCCCAATTTATTTAAAAATTTATGATACGACTCAGTTCTTTCGATTGACCAAGGATCATTTCCAACGGATTTATTGTTTATCATGTATGCCATATAACTATTATACCATCAATCGGAAAGGCAGTTAAAGCAGACAAATGGTTCATCACTTGGTTTAAGGTGAAGTTCGTCGCATTGGGTGCATGCTATCTTGTATCCCATAAATTTACTATACGACGACTCTAGTTTGTTCACGGATATATTTTATCATACACTCTTTTAAGTTCGGCGCAAAATAGAAGTAGTAAACCTCCCTATGCCCTAGACGGGCACTATCGGTGAGTAGCCTTCATATGCCTAGCAAGGGAGTCATGAGCAAAGACACCCCATCTTAAATCCCATTCCTTCTTACAAATTGGACAGATTAATATCCTCATCACTCTCCCAAATCATTAGACATTTTGTACAGGTAATGCCTTTTTCTCTCATATACCATGTGTGGTCACATTTCTTAGTAGCCACCTAAGCACTCATTTCTTGTATGATAAAGTCTAATCTTTGTCAATATTTTGCGGGATGGACCAGAAAGATCTTCCTTACAAGTACTACACCTATAAGACCATTCACCGCTAAACCAGTCATGAACATAGCCCTTAGCATTGGCATATTTCTTGGCTACAAAGGTTTGGAATGGATCAGGGATTTCCATGTTGATCATATGTTTGCCCACTTTCTTAAATTACATAAAGCATGTGCTGGTCTGACGTTCTGCAAGGTATCTGAGCCACCCTTTGCAATAGGAACAACATGATCAATATGCAAACCCTGCTCCCAGCCTTCTATCCCACATTTTCGGGGAGCCATAAAGTCAATCTCTAATCCACATAAGTAGCAATCAATCCCATATACAGATATAACCTGGAGTTCGTTATAGTCGTTCGTAATCTTTGCTCTGCGTCTTCTATTCTTAGAGCGTTCCCGACCTCTCACCTTATCAAGGTTTGAGGCACGATACTTGGCCGTCACATGAGCACGATTATTCTTGGCATATCGTAATCTATTGTACACACTGGATGCAGCCAAACACTCAACACATGGTTTAGTCTTATGGTTATGGTGTTTGCGATAACCAGCATAGGTTCCACAGTTAGAGTACACTATAGTTTGGCGACAAACTTAGCAGCCATCTTAAGTCCCTTAACCAATCCATCATGGTAGTCTTGGTTCTTGATAACCCTAGCAGTATCCCAAACCCTATAGGATTCCTTGTTTAGCAACTCTGATATTTCTTCATTGGTCATATATCAAGTATAGCAAATTTTGCGGGAGATGTCAAAAGAGGATCATAATCCCCAGTATAAACAATGCTTCGGGTGAAGGAATCGGACCTTCATTGTCAGGTTCGGAACCTGGAGTACGACCATTATACGAACCCGAACTACTCTTGTCTAGTATAGCAGATATCCACCATATGGGGAGGTGTCTGGTGTATCGTAATGTTTATATACCGTGGTTTTATAGGGCTATATGGCCTTAGACAAGAACTTATTGTAAATATCATATGTCCTTGTAAGGTCTTGTTGTTCTATTATTTGTCTTATTGTGTCATAGCCATTGACATTTTTACTAGATACTAAGTGGTTTCTATATGGTTGATCTACAACGTTATTTTTGTATCTATCTTCAATTACCTCAATTGACATTTTCTCTGCTATCTTTTTTACTGTCTCAAGTGGTGAGTTTATCAGAGATTCATACTTTACTATGATGTCAAAGTTGTCGACAATCTCCATATCATTATCACTAAACCAATCAGAAAAACAAAAACTCTTTGGCGATGATATAAAACTATCAAGGCTTCCCCCTTTATAGTAGAGAGCGTCCATAGCCACATAAGAAGACAAGAAGTCTATTGGATCTCTGATTATCGTTATCATTTTGTTACTTTGTAACTCATGACTTCTTTTAACATATACCCCTGTATGCTGCTCAATCCTATCTTGAAGATAGTGAGAGCCTGATCTAGGAATTGTGACTATAGAGTACTCTGAGGTTGGGTTTTTGATCTTGGTGTTTGGTTT